AAAAGTTTTCCTTCTTATGCACTACAACACCAATTGTTCCACAGCAGTGGCAAGAGAGTTCACACCTCCAGCCGCAAGTCCATAAGGTCCAGGCAACACAGAGAGACCACCAGATATCTGTCGTATTATCCCAAGGACACGCGTCCAAAAGTTCGCGTTATCCAAGAAGCTGACGGCAGTTGGCAATTCTGTAACTATACGACGGTATAGTTTAATAGCTAGCTCATCGCACAGGTTCTTATTATTTTGCATCTCATACATAACCGAACCAGGCGTGAATTGATATTCAACGCAGGCCCAGCTACGTAAGATAGCAGTATTATTGGCATTTGCACCTATACCAGAGACCTTCACAAGAATGGTCTCAAAGTTATTATCAAAGCCATTAACAGTAGCACCTCCAGCAGCGAGCTGACCGAAATCGCCAGCCTGTACAGTCTCAGGCAGGGAAAGCTGATTCTCCCAAACATCAGAAAACTTCCAGTCAGTGGAACCCTTATTAAAGGCTCCAGCATAACATCCAAGATTGAATGGACCGGAATACATATCTGCATCATTGGCATTAACACCGGACAAGCCAGACACAGTAAGTCTATTCACAGCAGCACCATTTTGATTGGACCAACCAGCCTGGCAAGGCAGCTTCCAAACAAGGACACTACCAGTCCAGTTATTCTGGTTGGTCGTGGGACAAAGCTCAAAATGCTGAGAGACATAACGAAACTTGCTCACAGCAAAATTAGAAGCAGCCCCAGTAGTGACCGCAAAAATGGACCCATAGTCAGCATAAGTCACTACGTTAAAAACATCAGTATACAAAACAGGTGATCCAGCAGTTTTAGTCAAAAGATAGTAAGCAGCGCCTGGGGTCGGTGGTATCAAGAAATAATAATCAGTATTGGCTGAAAACGAAAACGAAGCCACGGCCCTATGTTTCACAGCAGTGCTTCGACCACCGAAATCATCTGGAACTCCATATGTTCCGGATCCGTCGAAATCCGCTGCAGAAAAGGCGCACTTAATAAACCTAAGACCCTCTGCCGAAAGCCTAGAACCCCTAGCCAACTGAAAGCGCGATCGCGCCAATTGGGTGCGGGAAGATGTACTAACGCCAAAAGCTTGCGGTACAAGTGGATTTTGCAGGGCATTCGCAGGGGACAACTGTACCATCGCTGGTTGATTGTCCATCATCATGCCCTGCTGTCGGAGTTTCTTATTCAGTCGCTTCCGACGGTTGCGTGCAGTACGCGCCCTAGAAATAGGACTATTAACAACAACTTGAACAGGATTAGCAGGCGTTGATCCTCCAAAAGAAGGACCACCAACACCCGCACTTCGCAATGCTCGAGTAATCGTACGTCTAGCCCTCTTACCTAGTTTACGCTGAGGTAGTTTTTCCATAGCCACCATCTCCATTATATTGCGTCCCCCACGCAATACTCCTCATCACTCCACTCAGCGTGAGTGAATCCAATCCTCTCGAGCGCATCATAGATTCTATGATAGTCCGGGTGATAGTAAACATCAGACTCAAAAGCCCTCATTTGAGCTTGATACTTATAGGAATCCGACACGTCTGAATGAACCAAGTTCATCAACAGCTTACCAACATTGACGGTATAAGAGCGGTCCTCAAAATACAGTCGACTACAAAACTCAAAAGAGTCTGTTATCGGCTGATAAACTTTAAGATCCACTCCAACCTTTTCATACTTGGATTTAGCATCATCGACAAACCTCTCAAGACAATCGTCACCCATAGCATCAGAAGGAAAAGCACCAATCAAGCAAGCCTTGAAGTTTCGCACCGTTGAATTAGCATTGCCAGTGCAATACCGACCACTAAGCATAATACCCCTATACGCCAACGAAAACATCCTGCCATCAGATAGAGAAAATATGACATCACTCATACAGACTCTATAATTATGCATCAATGCCTTCCAGAAAGCAGATGGGTTATTACACAAATGAATCTTAAAATCAACATCGAACTCCAAATCCCATTCTTGATAACCCCAATCAAAACCAGACACATCAGTACTAACTTGAAACATGCTCCTAGCACGATTATAAACCATGCTACACATATCATCTGTAAAACCTATACCTGGCTTATTTGGGATCCTGTACCAATTCTTGATCTCAAGGTCATGGATAAACTTACGCATGAACATCTCAACAAGCTTATCAGCTATAGAGACGCTCATTATCAATCTAACCCTACCTTCATCAAGCTTCTTCCTCTTATGAGGCTCATCTTTAACAAACACCCTAACAGGATCATTAAACCCTCTCAACACTCGCTCCTCAGCTGACATCGCATAAAGATCACAAAGTGCGATAGTAGACAACATATGGATGCGTTCAACAACACAATCCACCAACTGGTCCTTAGACACCTTTATCAACTGGCCATTTGTAACAGCCAAAGAAGACCAAGGTATACCAGGACTAGCATCTTTATTCACACTATCAAGCAACTCGTAAACTCTACCGCGAACAAGGTCAGCATTGAACTCACCGCAATAAACAGGAAGATCAAAACGCAAGTAAAACGGAGCCATCTCAAGTATGCACTTCTGATAATCAGGCTTAGGAATGTCTCTATGCTTGGAAGCTTGGAGACAAAAGCTTTTCAATTCAGCATCAGCTGATCGATCAGGCCAACCATAATCCCTACATTCAGGTACCAATTCTTTAAGACTACTCCAAAACGCGTTCTCTCTCCTATTACTAGCAGGAGTAAAGACAACACTAGAGAAACCTACACTATATACATTGTTAGAAAATAAAAATCTATTAGAAAAATTGAGGTAATTCGGAAACAACGAATTAACCCCGCCAATGGCGGGGCTACTTAGTTTAAATGGACCGCAGATTCTTTCACCACCTTAGACTCAACAGTCTTTTGCTCAACAGTCTTCTGCACATCGACTTTCTTTGCTTTTGCTTTAGCTCTACGTTTCTGACCTTTAGACTGCTTTACTGAGGGCACAACCCCCTTCTGTTTCTCAGAGTCCACTCCAGCTACATCAATTGCAGCTCGCTTGGTCTCTTTACACAATTTGTCGATTTCACTCAGTCTAGACGTAATCTGTTTAAGATTTTCATCAAACCGGGCCATCCACAATTTAAAAGCATCAGTATCAGAAACAACAGCATCAGCCAAAGCAATCGTCGCCTGACGACAGTTTTCATCCACAGCAACAGACGGAGCAAAAGCAAGGGTCTTAGACTTACCACGCCGCTGAAGACAAGAACAGTGCTTACACTTCCATGTCTTTGATTCATTAAGTGTACTGCACCATTTGCACGTCCACGGCGATTCTTTCTCTCGACCTTCTTGAGTCCCATATCCTATCAGATAAACTTGATCATCATCCAACTGATTCATAATCTCAGCCCATGAACCAGCAACACCGACAGAGCGTTGCTCCTTAGGTATATACCACGAAAGCAAACCAACCTCGAGGTCAAGTTGACCTCTAGGCTTAGCACTTGAGTACACCCAATCATCATCGTCCAAGATATCATAGTTAGCATCTGACTCCTTTATCCTATAGAGACATGGAGGAATAACTCCAAAATTCTCACCATTTTCAGTTTCAAGATGAACACCGACTATCTCGTTCTTAACATTAACAATAGGAGCACCACTAGTACCCTTCATAGTCGAGCAAAAATGCTTGACTCTGAATGGACCAGCGCTCTCCTGCAAACTACCATGACTGTAAACAGACTGGCCATTCACAAATTGATGCACAAAAACTGAGCTTCTTTTTGCTATACGAGTAGCAAACTTAGCCTTAGTCATCCCCAACTTACTAAAAACCGCATTTGTGGTGGACATGATCAAAAAATCGAGCTCATCAGTTGGGCTGGCAGCCTCAACTCTCAAATCAGCTAACTCAAAAGGTATTTTAAGTTGACCTTTTCTAAAATACAAGTCCGACATAATATTCATTTCCACAACATGCATAGCAGTGAGAACACATGGTTTACCCTTATACTCAATTCTGCTGAAGAATCCTATATGATCCAAACCTGCTGTAATCTCACCTTGGTAACTAGGTAATTCTCTACGATAGAACTTGCCATTCGGCACTATTGCTTCTTTCTCAACACCTCCAACTCTCGCATGCTGAGAAAGCATCAATTTAGCCAAACCATCATTATCTATCGCACCAAAATAAATTTTCCTCTTCCCATCGGCGAGATACATTCCATTACTATCCGTCATAACTTTCGAATACGTTCCATTTTCGACATCGACAACATCTTTGGGCCATCTATACCAAAGCATCCTCCATTGCAATCTCGCTCTTGATCCACACCCATAGAGACAATCTCTAAAGACTCGGAAAGGCCAAGTCGCACAGCAAGAAGCCATGCAACCACACTTCCCAATCAATTTAAACATCAATCTCACAACAGGGAAAACCAAAAGCCAGAGCATCAAAATCGCAAGAAAAAGAACAGCAAGAGCAGCAAAACCAAGAATAGTTTGTCCAACTCTGCTCATCATCAAGTGATTTATAGGATGAACCACAGTATCAACAGCCTCAACAACATCAGCCAAAATCGTATCATTCATAACATTAATAGTCACATTATCTTTCGAAAACACTGATATCAACGCAGGAATCGCACCCCCAAATATCAAAGGATTAAATTCTCTAACCGGCTGGGCCGCTGCTTGCAAGATCACTGCATGACTAACAACAGATGCAAGCGCCATCAAATGAATCAAATTGAGATCCCTTCGACCAGTGCTAGCAGAAAACGTTCTTCCCATGTATTCATCATATGTAACCATTTCCCATGCTGTAATCCTATCCTCACCCTTAGGACTAACATAAGTAGTACCATTCGCACAAACAGTACCATCCTCAAGTTCTTCCTGCACAAGGTGATTGATATGACCAGCATCACCTGGAACATGAGGTTTCCATCTCCTTGCTGGTTTAGCACACAATCTCGCAACAACCTCTCCAGCCGCAATATGCTCAGCAACCTCTGGGATCTCGGCCTTTGGTTCCAAATACTCCCACTTAGTAACAAACTTATAGTCCACCTGCGACGTCGAAAAATCATTATCGACATCGCAAACAGCAGTCTTATAAGCATTAATGCTACCATCAAGCAGACCATTGGCCACACGTGCAGCTTCCTGAGCTAACATTCTACTACTGATTTCTCTCAGCTGTTTCCTGTACTCAGGAGTACCACGCACCGATCTAGGGGACTTCTTAACAGAAGTCGAAGTATTGATTTTCAACTC